ATTCCCGTCACGATGGGGTCGATCTTTTCCCTGCTCCTCTTCTTCGACGGTTTTACCGCCTCGTTCTCTCCCGGTTCTACCATCGTGTTCGACGCGCTCCACCGCAGCACCGGGTGTCCGCCGTGGCGCCAATTCCCCGCCAGGAGCGCCCGCTCCACCGCCTTTGTCGGGTCCGTGAAGGAGCTGAATCCCTGGCCGAAGAAGACGACATCGAACCCGTCATCCTCGAGCTCGCCCGCCAGCTCCGTCGCGTTCCAGCGGTCGATTGCTATGTCCTTGATGTTGTAGACCTCGTTTAGCTCGTTAATCCGGCGGCGCACCGCCTTGTAATCCACGACCCTTCCCTCGGTCGCCGTCAGGTACCCCTCCCGCACCCAGACGTCGTACGGCACACGGTCCACCTGTGACCGCCGGCGGATGCCGTCCTTCGGGCACCAGCAGTACGTCAGCACGTCGTATCCGCCCTCGCCGTCCGGAAAGACCAGCGATAGCGCCGTGAGGTCCTGCGTGCTCGACAGGTCCAGCCCCGCGTAACACGCCCGCCCCGCCAACATCTTCTCCATTTGCGCGTGCGTCAGATCGCCGCCGCTGGCGTCCCATACATCCATGTCGAGCCACCGCGCGAACCCCTCCGTCCAGATGCAGAAGTTCAGCCTCTTGACGATGTCCTGCTTCGCCGGCATGCCCTCCGCCTGGCGGACCTGGGAGCGTAGGTACTTCCGCGTCACCGTGACGTCGAGCAGCGGGTTTGCCTTCACCCACACCCGTTCGTCGCGCCAGTCGTCGCAGTTCTCGCACCCTTCAGTCGGCCCCGACTTACCCTCCCTCTGGCACGCGTCGCACGCGTCCAGCTGGCAAACATAGGCGAACCACTCATCGTCCAGGATCACGCCCTCGAGCACCTTCGTCGAGTAATCGTGGTGCTGATAACAAATCGAGTTGCGGTCATAGCCCGAGTTTGTGATCTCGTAGATGATCGGCTGGCGCCTACCCTTCGTCCCCGCCTCCATCTTCTCCACCACGAGTGCCGTCGGGTGCTCGTGGATCTCGTCGATCAACGCGATGTGTACCCGCTTCTGGTCGAGCGACCGCGCCTCCGACGACAGCGGCCGGAAGTACGAGTCCGTCCCCAGCACCGCCATGTTCGCGACGTTGATCTCGATCCGGCTCGCCAGCGCCGGCGACTTCTCGACCATCTTCTTCGCGTCCGCGAACAGGTACCCGGCCTGGTCGCGCGTGACCGCCGACGAGTAGATCTCCGCACCTGGCTCGTTGTCGCCCATCAGCCCTTTCAGGCCTTGGCCCGCTGCCAGCGGCGTCTTCCCATTCCCCTTACCCATCTCGATGTAGACCTTCCGGAACCGGCGGTATCCGTCCGGCCCCATCCACCCATTCACCGACCCGACGATGAACTTCTGCGCCGGCTCCAGGAGGAACGGCTTATCCGCGAATTCGCCCTCCGCCAGGCACAGCAGCTCCTCATAGAAGTCGATCCCGTGCTGCGCCGCCTCTTCATCGAAGTAGTACCCCGCCTCCGCCGCCCGTGAGCTCGGCTTCAGGTTGTCCAGATGGCGCTTGCACGCTAGGCGAACCAACCGCCCGGCGAGCTGCCGACCGCTGACCACATCCTCGGCGTAAACCGTAACCGGCGACTTCACCGCCGGCGGCCGGCCCCGCGGAGGCGCTGCCATCGTCACGAGGGCTTGCCCATCTTGATGATCTTGCCTCTGCGCTCCCAGGCGCCGAACTTGTCCTCCGGGCCCGCCGGCGTCACCTTGATCCCGCTCCTGCTGCCTGGCGTCAACCCGAATTCCTGGAACATCGATTTCGCTCGCTTGTACGCGTCCACCGCGATCGCCAGCTCCGGGCGCGGCTTCGAGATCATCCGGCCCGTCGACGAACGCACCCTGTACGTCGCCCCCTTCTCGGCAAGGAGCTTGCTGCACTCGATGTACAGCGCGTAAGCGTCGCAGGCGAGCGCCAGCGCCGGCGTGTCCACCGTCGTCAGCACCTTGCTGGCGATGAGCCCTGGCGCGATCTCTCCCCACATCTCGAGCGCATGCCCCTGCAACCAGGCCGGCGGCTCGATCGGTCCAGAAGGCGGCACGGGCTCATCCCGATTCAGCGGCCGGCGGCCAGGGTTGCCCTTGGCCTCCTTCACCGCCGTCGGCTCCTTCGATGGGCCGCGCTTACCCACGCGTCCGCCCGACTGCAAGTCGCAGGTTTTGACCCATTTTTAAAATCGCCTCAAAAACCTGCGACCATAAAGACAGCGCTGCGTGCCGTCCCTTCGACGCGATATTTTTGGAGTTTTGACCCCCCCTACCACCTGCCGTCAGGCTCACGCGATCGCTCACGCGCGGTCTTCCGGCTGTGGTGGCGCCGACAGAGCGCCTGCAGGTTCGACCAAGCCAGCCTGGCGCCGCCCTGCCTCACGGGCGTCCTGTGGTCGCAGTGCTGGGCTGGCGCCGTGCATCCCTCTTCGTCCTCGCAAATCGGATGCGCTCGTAGATACCGCCGGCTGAGCGCCTGCCACTCTCCGTCGTAGACCGTGCGCTTGTACCGTGACCGCCCCGCCTCGTAGGTCCGCAGACAGTGCGCGCACTTCCCGCTGCGCTTCGACTTCCCCGAGCAGCGCGGCGTCGTACACGGTGACGGGATCCGCGACGGCAATCACGCCAGCTCCTTGACCGGCTGGGGCGCATCTCGCCGGCGAAGCTCTCGATGCCACGCCTCCAGCCCAAACCGCTCCACGCAGAGCAGCTCGAACTGATCGAGGTCGAACTCCTTGCACGAGAACAGATCGATGTGGGCGCCGCCGCTCTGACGGTCCAGGTGTACCGTGACGTGACTCTCTGCGAGGATGGCGTTCCCGCAGACCGTCTCGTTGAGCGTCGCTGTCCAGGGACCCGCGATCAGCGTCATGCGCGCCAGGCGCACCGCCTCACCGAGGAAGTCGTAGACGAGGGCCGGCGACCAGTGCGACGTCTGACGCGACCGGCCGTCGATCAGCGCGTGATAACCGTTGAGCGTTTGCATCCGAGTTAGAGCTCGGGCCGGAGGGCAACCTTTGGGCTTCAATCCACCTCCGGCCCGTCGCCTGCGGCCATCTCCTACCGCCAAAAGAAAAAGCCCGCCGTCTCCGGCGGACCGTTGGGCGCATTCGCCCATCACGTACTTGATACGCCTAAGGGGGGGGTCGTGTCAATAGAGTTATAGACAAATGCTTACGCCGATGCTCGGATTCGTAGCGCCGTTCGGTCGAGGGTTAGCCAGTCGAACACGAAGCGCTTTCCCTCGGCCAGTGCCTCCGCGTCGATCCGCTTGTGCGAGTTCTTCACGAAGCGGCGCACCGCGACGAAAGCCGGGCGGTCGTGCTTCCGCAGATCGCGCAGGATCGCCTTGGCGATGATGAGCTTGCTCAGCACGTTGCGAGCGAGATTCTTGGCGCCGTGGCTCTGACCGCTTCGCTTCCTGGCTGACGGCAAACCGTCGCCGGCCGTCTCCCAGTCGCCCCACTGAGCGAACATCTCCCCTTTGTTCTCCAGGTGGTGCTGATCGACCGGAGGCAGTGAGTCGATGAACCGCGCGGCCGACACGAAGTCTGTCCACACCCTCTCGATCGCCCACTCGTCGAAGGTGTTCGCCATGCGTCCGAGCCGCTGGCAGTCGAGGTTGTACTGCGCGTACATGTTCTGGAGCATCTCCCGCCAGTCCGCCTCGCCGATCACGCCCCGAACCTCCACAGCCAGAGCGTCTTCTTTCCGTCCGCTGCATCGCCTGGGAATCGTTTCCGACTGTACGTGCCGCCACCTGAGGAGCCAGCTTTCTCCGTCACCTTCTCCCATCCATCGAAGCGATAGATAGCGCCGTCGTGCCGGTTGTTCTGCGAGTAAGCAACCGCTGCGCGGATCGGCCAATACGGCCAGCGCCTGGCGCCGATCTCTCGCCAGAGACGGAGAATAACGCGAGTTGCCCATGAATGATCAGGCGAAGTGCAGAGGCGAGCGAGTTCGACAACGTCCTGCATCGGATAACCGGCAGCCGTGGTGCCGACGATGCTCGACGAGGTCGCAACAGCGATCGGCATTGACTCAAGGGTGAGTATCCAATCCTGACGACCAAACGGCCGGTTGCAGGCGCCGAGGTAGTGACCCCAAAACTGCAGTAAGTCATCAGATGCCTCAGCGTCGGCCATCGTGAACGACACCAA